TCCACTGCTCTATTTCTTTCGGACTGGCTCCGGTGATGATGCCGAGTATTGTTCCGACCTGCTTCAGCTCTCCGGTATACGGACGTCCCTTTGCGGTCATTTCGCCCTCGCGGCGAAGGACGGTAAGGTCTTAAATCCCTGACCGGGTCTCAACAGTCCGGTAAAACGTAACATATGGCATCATCTCCTTCGTCAGAATTTGCGGGGGTTGGCTTGCATATCGTTGTAAAAGTACGGGGTACCACCATGGGGCATCAGGCTTCCGGGGTCTCCGGCTCTGGGCACACCGGCAATTCCGCTCAACGTCTTCTTTTCTTCGTCCAGCATCTTTTTCCACCGCTCGAAGCGATCCGAAAGAGAGTAGGACAGCCCTCCCACGTTGGTGTTTACCTCGTAGGACAGTTTCATGACGATGGCTTTCAAGCAGTGGTATCGTGCTTTGCGCCAGTTTGCGCCGTACTTTGTGATAATCGCGGTGTATTCCTCGTCACAGAGGGGGCTGCAGATGCCTTCGTTCTCGACAACGGTGTCGCCGAGCTCGAAGCGCATCTGATGAAGCCCTTGCTCTGTAATCTTGGTGGGGTCATAGCTGTAGGTTGCCATTACTGCTCACCTGCGAGTTCCTTTGCGCGCGCTTCAGCCGCCTCTTTGATACTCTTGCGGGAATCCGCAAGGTGCAGAAGTATCAACGCGTCAGCATCATCCATCTCGTTGATGATAGCCTCTGCGTCTGTTGCTTTGCCGATGAGGACGTTGAATACGTCCTGTATGCCTCTGTCTGTCGGCTCAAGCGTCATTTCATTGCCGTCACTATGAACGACAAGAGACACTTTGGACTCAGGGTATACGACGGTCTCATGCACATCGACCTCCGCTTCGACGTTCACAATGGTGAGGACGCCGAGCTTCTCCTGCGCGGCAGGAGAAGCGACGTACTCGGCGGGGATTTCATTCCCAATGTAAAACTGCTTGCCGCCGAAGCTACAGGGTTTCAGAGCAATCAATTTTGTAACGGTTGCCATATTAGACAACCTCCGAGCAGAACATAGCCAGGTCGTCGGCGGTCTTCTTCATGGTGTAGGACATCAGACCCTCGATGTATTCGGAGTGGGTACCGTTGTCACCGTCGTAGTGGAAGATAGGCATGATGTTACCATCGCCCAGCATATCCCAAGTTAAGATATAACCTGCGGAAGGCTCCTCAATGGAGGGGGCATTGGTCGCATATGCGAGCAGGAGGGCGTTGGGGTCGCCAATGAAGTCCATCTCAGCGTCTGCGCCCATGTTTGCCTTGTTGTAGATGGACATCAGGACAACGAGCTCGTCAATTTCGAAGAGCTGAGCCAGTACGTTCTTTGTAACGTTGGCAGGGTTGGCAGTAGTGCCGCCGAACTTCACGCGCTCAAGGATAGCGGGGTGGTGACGAAGTGCATTGAATACGTTCGCACCGATTGCGACCTTGTTAGGAGTGCGGCCGGTATTCTGGTGCATCTCCAGTTTACGGTCAGCGATGAACTTGATGGGGTCGGAATTGTTGTTGGAGAACTTGATGAACTGCTTACCGGAGACGTTCACGTCGTCGATACCGGTCCATTCGTTAGTCCACACGCCGGACTTGAAGAAGCCTTCAGCAAACAGTCTGTCCTGATGGATGTTAGCCTGCTCTGCCATAGCCTTTGTTCTCTGGGTGCGGGGGTCTGCAAGAGCGGGACCCTGACGACGCTGCAGGTCAGTCTGACGAATCTGGTCGATACCCATAATCATCTGCTCAACCTGGCAGTTGTAGGTGTCGGTGTGCTCGGACAGTACGACGGGCGTTACCTTGCCGTAGGCAGGCTTTTTCGCCCAGTTATCACGAAGGAGGTCTTCCTTGTCGAATATGTAGTAGCTGTCAGCGGACAACGATACGCGGCAGATGGGGAAGATTGCCTTTGCGAAGTAGTTAGCGGCGTTCTGGTAGTATGCCAGAGCCATATTGGTCAGCGCGGTATGGGGTCTGAACTGGCCTTTAGCGATTTGCGATTCAATCGTCTTGTTGGTGATATTCATTTATGTTTCCTCCTTATGCCTTCTGATATTTTGCGATCTGGACCTGCATATAATCGCCAGCCTTTGCGTCCTGGCGTGCAAAGCCGAGGACGTAGTTGCCGGATGCAGCTACGACAGCCAGACCGTCAGCACCTGCGGCGACTTCCTGGCCTTTCTTAATGTCAGCGCCTGCGAGAACTACGCCGATATCCTTGATGAGGATGTCGACATCATCGTTAGCGGCGACCTTTCCGGACTCCTGCCCGGAGATGTCGTTATAACCGGCTTCGATGATGGCGATACCGACGGGAATGTCGGTGCCTGCGGTTGCCAGCACAACCTTGCCGTTCTCGTCAAACTTCATGATACGGTTGCGAACGTCTGCAATAGCAGCGCCAGCCTTCTCTACGATGGTCTGGGTGCCGTTGATCTGAACGCCGTTATAGTTTCTTTTTGCCATGGTTTCTATCTCCTCTCTTATTTGTTGTGGTACTCGGCATCGTACTCATCCATGAGGTCGGGGTCTTCCCACGCCTTGGCGATAGCCGTAGTATAGTCCATGTTCGGGTCTGCTTTCATGATTTCCTTAGCCTTGGCCTCTGCCTTGTCGACTGCGCTTCCCGCTGCACCTTCAGCACCGGCAGACTTGCCGATTTCAGTGAACAAGCCGGACTTTTCAACGATGCCCAGGCTCTCATCCAGAATAGTGGTGTAAGCCTTGAAGTTAGCCTCGTTCGACTTCTTCATTTCATACAGGGTCTGTGCCAGCTCGTCTTCCTTCTTGCCAAGGGGAGCGTACTTCTTCGCGAGTTCGGTCATTTCCTTCATCTCGATGGACTTTCTCAGGTCCTGAAGCTCGCTCAAAGCTGTCTCGATTCTGGGGTCTGCAACAGGTGTGTCAGATTTCTTTGTGTCTACCACGTCATCTACCTCTGCTTTCTTAGTTTTTTTCGAAGGCTTGGGGTCTTCACCCTCCATCTCCTTCTGGGCGGCCGCCGGGTCAACGTCAGCCTTACCGATGGCGATCAGCTCTTCATACTGAGCGAGCTGTTCCGCCGTGAACTTGCTCTTGTCGATTGTGAACATTTCTGTTACTTCCTTTCGGTTATATTTTTTTTGGCCCTTTGGCCTGTGGTACATAGTTATTCGTCTTCCTCATCCTCATCGTCGGAGTCAGCAATCTGCTCGAATGCCTCCTCCTCGGTGGACATGCGGATTTCCTTGCCCTTAACGAGTATCATCAAGGGAGGACCGACGAACGCAAGCTTTTTCTCGCTTGTTCCGTCAAAAATCGGCTCGTAGGCGTCATATTCCTTCCACTTGCCCAGCGGAAGGGCGCTGTCATAGCCATTTTCTTTGGCGAATGCGATAATCTCTTTTTTCACTTTCATTTCGATGCAGCCTCCATAATTCCGTCAGCGTACTGCGGATTGATTTGCATGTTGTCTACACGGAGTATTCCGGCGACCGGGATTGTTAGCTTTTGACCCATTATTCGGGGAGAGTAGACCAGTTTTGTGCGGCTTAGGTAGTTGTCGATGTCCGCTCCCTGCATCGTCTTACCGCTCTGCGGGTCGTAGAAGCGGAGCGCGCCGCTGCTGTCCTTATCTACCGAGATGATATGCCCGGAGTTGCCTCTGCCCTTCCATCCGTGCTCAAACGTGTACCGCTCGCTCGGCTGAATGGTTTCATCCATCCACTCCTTGAAGCGTTTGGGCGTGTTGGCTTTCTCGTTTCGCATAATATCGGGGGGTCTTCCCGTCGCGGGGTCTATCCACGCAAGGTTTGTAGTGTGAGACAATGTTCGTGCTGCTGCGTTGTTAGGCGTCTTCGCCTTAGCCTGCACGTCATACCCTCTCAGCCGCGCCTCGTAAGCTACGACACAGCTCTGACAGTTTACCCGATACCCATTGGATTCGTAGAATTTCGGGTTTGTGTTGCCTTGGTTCGCCTCATCTCTGCTCATCGGAGCACCGGCTTTGACGCCGCCAATGGTCTCGGGGTCGTTTAGCTTGTTTTTGGGCTTGCTTGCAGCTGACGACGCCCGTTCTCTTTCGCGCGCCATCGCGGCATCTGCCATATGCTGTTTTTTAGGGTCTCTTGTCTGGATAGTAAACGTTGCGTATCCTCCCGCCGTGGTAAATCTTCCCCTCTCGTCATGGTAGGGATTGAACTTCTCTACCTCCTCGATCTCGTCATACCGATTGGCGTCAGACTTGCCGACAACGGCTTTGACTGCATCGTTGGGGTTCGGAACGCGGGGGGCGGTAGCTGCAAAGAGTTTAGGAAACAGCTCCTTCATAGCCTTGGTGTACTGTTCCAAAGTGGCAATGAGATACTGCATCTTTACAGTTTCGTCGCATTCGCTGTCATCCAGGATGCTGTGGAGCGACTGCATGAGTGCGTCGTTGTATCTGTACAGCTTATCCCGTGTTTCGGCCGTCATGGATATGTCGGCGAATGTCTGGACACTCTTAAAGAGCTCCTCCAGGGTGTTGTTCTTTTCGTGTTGCATGTTGTTTCCTCGTATTTATTCCTTGGGTCAGTCGTCTCCGTGCTCGTAGATGCGCCCGACTCTTTCGCCGGTCTTTACATCGTAGCTCCAGAGGACGCCGTCCTCGTCGCGTTTGAACGTGAGTTCGTTCCCCTCATCCTCGGAGGTGCTGACTTCTCGGTCAAACTCTGCGGTCTTCTGAATTAAGTCCAGAAGGTCGTCGTGTTCGAAACTGTTCAAGATTTTCACCTCTTATCCGGGTTATTTGCAGAATTTGTACAAATTTGTGGGTTATTTCGCCGAATTGTGCGGAATTAGAATCATGACGCTCCGCTGCTGTCATAGATTATGACCTTGGAGCGGT